CTAATAAACCTTGTTTTTTTAACCAAACAATAATAAAAACCAAGCTCTAAATTTTTAAATCTTTCTGCTTCAATATCGGCTTTACATTTCATATTTTGTTATGTTTAAAGTTACAATGATTTTTATATCCCATGTTTACTATTAAACCTATCTCGCCATATTTCCAAATCTAGAATATTATTCCTTTCTTCTATAAATGCTAGGAGTAGCAATAGATTATCATAATTTCTGCCAGCGAGAGAAGGTGCGCCTCTGCACTCAACTATCTTTTTTAAGATTTTCTTGATTAGCTCCCAAGTCCCATACTTAGCCTTAAATAAATCTTTTAAAGAGCATAGATAATAAAAAGAGCCTTCTGCAACTGTAATCTTTATTTTATCATCCTCAATATCAAAGTATGATTTTATAAATTCCTCTGTGATTTTCATAAATTTAAATCTTTTCTGTGAACAAAACAATCATAACTACTGCAAAAATTAGGTCTTGCTGTTACTGATTTATTAAATTTCTTACAATTGCCCTCTAATCCCTTAATTCTCTTAAAATATCCGCAATCATTACAATCACTATCTATTTTTTGACACTCATAAGATTCTTCTTTTTCTCCTTCTTGTTTGCAATCTTTACAACAAATTGACCACAATGACCACCAATAACTTTTGGTAATAGTTGTGTTATTAAGTGATTTACCTTTACAAAATCTACAAAAGGCATTAAAATTAAGGGGTGGCTTGCACTCAATCTTAATTCCTATCTTCTTTAATACGAGATTTATTTTGCCTCTTGAATAGATTCTGGCTATCTTTTCTCTGCCTTTGTGATTAATAGCTTCTATAAAAAGTTTTTCTAGTTTCTTTTTGTCGTTTCTAAGTGTTAAAGTTTTCATACTTTTATAATATTCTAAAAACTGCTAATGTCAAATCTTTTTACAAAAAATGCTCTAAAATACGGGGTTTTAAACTAAACTTTTTACATTTAGGGTTTACAAAACATCTAAAATTGATACTTCGTTATTAATATAATCAACTAAAGCATATCTAACTGCATCAATTCCATGATCCCAGCCAGCAGCATCGTTTACTTTAGGTAAAACTTCTTTGGTTTGGCGGTCTATTTTATAAGAATAGTTCTGAAATTCTTGTAAAATATTAGTGCAACGCTCATGTATGATAATCTTTTTAAAGCTTTTTAAGTACTCTATACCATCAACTACTGAATTTTCCCACTTACTAGCACCCTCAATATTATATCCATTTCTTGCAACATAAGATATCGTTTCCGGTCTTGAGCAATCACCGTAAATATTCCACTCTTTAGATTGTGGAACTTTCTTAAATAATTCTGGTATGTTATCAATTTCTGTTTGATAGCCGTAAACCTCATGATCTATGTAAAGGCAATCATCCATTATAAAACATCTAATTAATGTTGTAGGGTCGTTAGCAAAGCCCCAATCTGCACCAAAAAAGAATCTTTCTTGATACATCATGTGTTCTGGTGGGGTCTCAAAGTCTTTCACTTCATAACATCCACTAAATATAATCTCTTCGGGGTTTCCTACTGGTATTCCTTCATATTCATGCTGGTACGCTTCGTAGTTATTAGCTTTCAATCGTTCAGCTATTTTAAAGAACTCTTCACCTAGCCAATGTCTTGGCACTTGTTCGTAGTGTGAATGATGAATAAATCTATCAGGGTTTTTATATTTTAGCTCGGTATATATCCAATGGTTGGGGTTTCTAGGTGGGTTAAATGTAAATATCGTAATGAACTTCTCGCCTCCTCTTGATACTGATTGTCTTACACTTCTTATTTCTTCCATTCCGCTAAACTCCTGAAGTTCTTCAAACCATAATATTTTAAAATATCCTCTTTGCGCCTTGATTGATTTGATTTTAGCTTCATCATCAAGCCCCCTCATTAATATCTTTTGTCCAGTTGGTTTATAGGTAATTTCAGTAGGTGATTTAATGTGATCAAACTTGTGAGTTTTTTGGAACTTATCAACTGCAAATAGGATTGTTGGTAATATGGAATCTCTTAATGTATTGCCTGTTTTTCTAAATGCTATTGCGTTAGCGTTTGAGTCGCTTATTAGGTTTAATATTATCTCTTGTGCTGCGAATGTTGATTTTGTGCTACCTCTTCCGCCTTTGAACCAGAACTCAGAAAATGTTTCATCTCTTATTAAGCAGTGTGGTTCGTGGAATTGTGGGGCTATCTCATCGCTTAGGTTTAGTTCTTTTTGCATGGTCTATATTCTTGCGTTTCATAACTATAATCATCAAAATTACTATATGAGATAGAAGTTATAATAGTTTTTTTACCAGAAACACTATCAGTCATAACCTTGCCAAGTCTAGGCTTATCTATTACCGCTTTTTTTAGTTCTTTTAACCATCTAATTTTCATAACTTTACATCCCTCTTCACTTCTAAACCAATACTTAGGACACCACCATTTATAATTACTAGCAAACCTTATCATCTCCTTGCATTGTTCTATATTAAAATAAGCTCGTCTCATTGTGCAATTATTTTTTGTCTCCACCCTGTGGGCAATGTTGCCTCAAGCTAGTGTTGGTAAGGGTTCAAATTTTTGGTCTTTTTCTATTAAAAAACTTCTCCTCTACACCCTTTATGACAACACATAAGAATAAAACCCCTATTGCTAGTAATAGACCACCATAAAGAGGAAGTAGAACAAGCCACCAGCTCCAAGTTATTACAGATAATAGCTTTAATGTTATAAAAATTAATCCTAGTACTCCTAAAAATGTCATATTTATTTTGATTTTATATTATTTGATACCACCCTTATACTGAATGCCGCCAGTATCTGATTTGTTTGGCTTAGGCTGTATATCATCCCTAATAATAACATCAACAGTCATATCTTTACCGTCTTTCCCTGTATTCTCAACTCTTAAACTAAATTCTTCTTTATTTTTTCTTTCTAACCACCATTTAGAAGCTGACAATTCTCCGCTTTCAACGCCTTCAACCACATTCAGCTTGGCTTTAAGAGATACATTTTTCTTTAATGCCTCTTTTTTGTCACGAAACCCAGGGTTGGCTATGCAGTAGTTATTTAAACACTCTCTACTTATACCTACATGAAAACAAGCTTGCTCGTCTGTAAAGCTCTTTGAAAAAGCATATTCTAGTTTCGTGACAATCTCTGGGGTCATTTTTGTTGGTCTTCCGCCTTTATTTTTCTTTTTCATTTCCTCTTAAAAATCATTTATTATTGTCATTTTATCTACTAGTGCGTTTACCATTATATCAATATTTTCTTCATTGCCTAATTATCCGTATAAAAAAACATGAGACAACTCCCTTTCAAATCTTCTTTTTGCATTATATAATCTTAATTGCACTTCCTCTGATTCACTTGTAGTAAATATTGTCTTCTCATCTTCTTCAAGTAGAATCATTCTATCGCAAACTATTTTTATTTCTAGATTATCGTGCGAGCGAGATTCAGGAATTATTATTTCTTGATTCTTATAATAGAAGTGTATACTACCCTTTAAAGGCGGCATGTTGCCTAGTTGGCAAGGTTTATAATCATATTCAACTTTAGAATCTATAGTTAAATTATAGTTAATATTACTCACCCAAAGCCTCCTTATAGGTCTCAAGTAAATACTGCTCTTCCTCTAGTTTACTAGGGTCTTTAGCTCTTTCTTTAATTATAGTTCTAATAGTTTTAATGTCAAATCCAACCGCTTTAGCCTCATCATAAACTTCTTTTATCCTTTCAAATATTTCAGTTTTTTCAGCTTCGTAATTTTCAATAGCTTCTATGTATTTTTTTAGTTGTTCTCTTGTTTCATTATTTATTATGTCAGTCATTTTGTTTTAAAGTAGTTTTGGTATTAATATTAGTTTTTTTATCATTTTAATGTTTCATTTCTTAAAAATAGATTTAATTCTTTTTCTTAGTGATTGAAATTTAGAAAAATCTTTTAAAATAGAATCTGGTTTAAATTTATGAGCAAATCTTCTTTTAATTTTCCTTTCTCCTA